CATCCACAGCGTGGCGAAGAAGGCCTCCTTGACGCGGTACTCGTGCGTGGCGATGGAGGCCTCCTCCACCGTCATCGCCTGGTAGGGCATCACCAGCGCGGGCTCGAAGCGGGCGCCCTGCGGCGTCGCGCTGTCGAGGTAGCTGACGTCACCCGCCATCAGGCTGACGCGCTGGTTGCGCAACGCGGCGGGGGCCACGAAGGGCGGGTTGACGATCTTGTCGGCGGTGGCGAGCTTGCGCCGCTCCAGCTGCTGCAGGGCGCGCACGTCGCCCAGCGCGTCCATGCCGGGGCTGTAGCCGTAGATGTCCTCACCCGTGACCGCCCAGCGCGGGGCGAGCATCGGGAAGGTGTCGTAGCCGCTCATGCGCAGGAAGTCGGTCGCGCCGCTCTCCGCGTCGAACTCGAACCAGGCGTTGGCCCACGCCTTGGAGAGCGCGGAGGCCGGGTTGTGCATGCGGTTGGGCTCGCACGCCTGGCAGAGCAGGACCCACTGGTCGAGGTGCCCCTTCTCGTAGGCGTCCTGGATTTTCGGGCTGCAGTGCTCGTAGCCGAAGACGTCCACGACGCCGCTGAGCGGCATGCTGACTTCGCGGTAGAGGCTGTCGACCTTCTGGTTGGCGCCCACGCCCAGCGAGTAGCTGCCGACGGGGAAGACGTAGCCGCGGATGACCTCGACCGGGTCCTCGTCGATCCACAGCGCGGTGGTGCCGAAGGCACCCAGGTCGGCGTAGGCCTGCGGCAGGATGTTGTAGATGTTGCTGCGCGCGTGGACGAGGCGCATCCGCTCCTCGACCTCGTGCAGCCAGTAGCGCACGGCGGGGATCTCGGCGAGCTGCGGGTCGGGCGTGGTCAGCCTGTACCAGGGCCGCGCCGGGCTGGTGAGCCCGCTGTGCATGCCCGAGGCGAGGGTGCGCAGCGCGATGAGCGCGGTCGAGTTGATGATCTTCTCGTTCTTCTTGACGCCGCGGTTGCGGTCGAAGTAGGAGCGCCGGCTGCGCCGCGGGGCCATGTAGTCGGCGATCTCGTACCAGTGCGGCAGCCAGGTGGAGCGCTCGCTCTTGAGCGCGTCGTGCCGCCGGCGGAAGTAGGGGATGGTGCCGTACTGCTCGGCGGAGCTGATGGGGCGCTTCTTGGCGACGTCGCGCCCCTCGCCGCGGTCGGGCACCACGCGGGCGCGCAGCAGGCTGGGCGCCTTCGTGCTCTTGGCCGATTCGCCGGCCTCGGCCTTGCGCGAGGAGGCGCGGGTGGCGTCCGGCGCCGGGGGCGCGGAGCTCAGGGACGGCTTGGGGTCGCCGCGGCGCTTCTGGGCGCGCGACACGGGGGTGCTGCCGGAGGCGGAGGAGGGCTTGCTCATGGCTCACCCGCCCAGCTTGGAGTTGCCGCCGGCCCCGCCGCCCAGGCTCGGGGCGGGCGCGGCGGGGGCCTCGGGCTTGAAGAAGTCGCGGCGGCTCTTGCGCGCGACGATGCTGCCGGCACGCTGGCGCTGCTTCAGGTCGCGGACGAAGTCCTCGGGCGCGGCGCCCTTGTCGGAGGGCAGCCTCGTCGCCGGGTCGGTGTTGCCCATGAAGCCCATGTTGAGCGCGGAACCCATCGTGCCTCCTAGTCGCGGAACGTCGGACCATCGTCCTCGGTGCGGTAGCGGCCCATCGGCACGCTGGCGTAGAGCGCGGCCTCGGGCGAGTTGGGCGCGGGGCGCCGGGGACGCGGGCCCAGCGGCGCGCCGAAGGTGAGGGCGAGCCCGTCAGCCTTGTCGGGGCTGGGCAGGCCCCGCTTCTTGAGCTCCTTCTTCGGCTCGAGGCAGAAGCGCGTGCGCTTGCCCGCCACGCGGTAGCCGTACTTGCGCGTGGTCAGCTCGCTGGAGAGCTCGCCGTCGCCCGTGGGCAGGCAGCCGTTGCGCAGCACCCACGCCTTCATGGCGAACCAGGCCTCGGTGCCGCGGTCGGCGTAGCGCTCGTCGAGCGGCGAGCCACCGAAGTCGAAGGAGATCAGGCTCTCGTCGAAGCCCAGCACGCGCAGCCGGTCGTAGGCGCTGCACCCCGGCCCGCCGATGTCGACGATCAGGTAGTCGTAGGCGTCCTTCTCGTCCTCGCGCAGGACCCGCGCCACGAGGTCGCCCACCTGCGTGCCGTCCTTGCCGTGCCACACCCAGGGCCGGAAGAGGACCGAGCCCTGCCGCTTGTAGAGCACGGTGCGGTCATCGCCCTCGCGCGCCACGTCGAGGCCGAAGACGATGGGTTCGCCGATGTACTCGGCGCGGGTGCAGCCGCGCTGCTCCGCCTTGAGCACGTCCTCGGGGCCGAGCAGCTTGTCGGAGCCGACGCGCGGGAAGAGCCCCAGGATGTTGACGCGCACCCAGTCGTCGTCGCGCCCGTGGTCGGCGATGGCCTGGCGCGCGTTCTCGATGTCGATGCGCGGGCTGCGCATCGGGTCGTCGGGGTCGCCGGTGATGGTGATGACCGTCCAGCGTCGGGCCTGCTGCGCCTCGCCGGGCTGGCGGGCCTCGAGGTCCAGGCCGCGGTAGCGGGTGACGATGTGGTAGAGCGGCCCGTCGGGAGAGGTCGGGTTGCCGGCGACGACCAGCTTGGCCTCGACCGTGTTCTGGAAGATGCCCTCGGCCGCGCTGAGCACGCCGCCGGGGTAGTCGCCGATCTCGTCGAGCGCGACCATGACGTGCTCGCCGTGGAAGCCGGCGAGGCTGTTCGCCTGGGCGGTGGCGTCGGCGTCCTGGGCCCAGCCACGCGCCGAGCACCACCAGGTCTTCGGGCTGTCGCGGTTGACGATGCGCTCGCCGCCGTGCTCGAAGAGGTCGAGCAGCAGCGCGGAGCGGCTCTGCCAGATCGCGAGCTCCTTCCACAGACCGTCGGCCAAGTTCGGCTTGGTGATGGAGCAGACCATCACCTGCGCGTCCTGGCGGGTTAGCAAGAACCACCAGATGACCCACGCCAGCAGGGCACTTTTTCCCGGACCTTTGCAGGCGGACATGGCGACGCGGGGATCGCGCGCCACCGCGCGCAGCGCCTTCTCCTGCCAGGCGTCCGGCGCGGCCGGCTTGCCGTCGGGCATGGTGAAGAGCTCGCGGATGCAGAGCACGGGGTCGTCGTGCCACTCGGCCAGCTTGCGGCGCAGCTGGTCCCGCTCCACGGAGGACATGCGGGCGAGGCCGGCGGTCATCAGAAGTCCCCGCTCAGCTCGTCGTCGAGCGTGATCTCCGGGGCCGGCTCGTCCTTGGGCTCGGGCAGCTTGGCGCCGGGGAGCATCTCGCGCAGCGTGACGTTGCCGGTCAGCTCCAGGCGATCCTTGTAGGCGCCCAGGTGGCGCATCAGCTTGTCGAGGGCGCTGTTGCGGTCGAGGAGCTTGACCTTGCGGGTCACGCCGATCTGCGTGCGCTCCTCGCCGAAGCCCTCGAAGAGCTCGTCGGTCTCGATGGAGGCGATGGCGCGGCGCGCGTCCTCGGGGATCTCGTTGATGGGCTTGAGCAGGCCGGTCTTCGGGTCGAAGAGCACCGCCGGGTCGAAGAGCGCCAGGCGCTGCAGCTCGATGAGCACCTTGTCGAGGCGGACGTGGGTGCGGACGCTGCGCGCGTCCATCTCCGCCTGGATCGCCTCCTTGACCGCAGGGAGGCCGGCGACGGTGGTGGAGGAGTAGCCGGCCCGGCGCGCGGCGGCGCCCGCGTTCAGGTCGAGGAGGTACTCCTCGACGAAACGGCGCTGCTTCGGGGTCAGGTCCAGCGTGCGCGGCATGAGGCCAGAATCGCCGCAAGCCGCTAAAATGTCAGAGAGGCGGGGCTACTTGCGCCGGTTGTAGCGGTCGAGCAGGAACTGCACGCGGTCGACGATGGGGCTCGTCGTGCGCTGGTGCAGTCGCTCGAGGACAGGCCCCATTTCCGCCATGCGCGCCTCGTGCTCTCGACGGATGGACTCTGCCGGAGATACGCCAAACGTGTAGGCCAGCGCATCCGCCAAGTCGGGATCGGAGCGGGCGTGGTCGAACGACGGCGCGTCGAGCAGCGGCACGACCTCGCGGAACTCCACCCACCAGCGCGGCACGGCGCCCTGCCACGGCTCGCCCGACATCTGCGCGTCAAGCCAGGTCATCCGCCGCTGGAGGTACTCGCGGCGCGCGGGGAAGAGCAGGCCGCAGACGGCACCGCCTTCGTGCTCGTCGAGCAGGTCCGCCATCTCCTGCTCGGGCGTCGGATGCCATGCCGCGACCATCCGCTGCAGCGACTCGCACCAGTAGGTGTCCCGGAGCAGCGACCGCAGCCGCTGTGCGTCGCACCACGCCTGCTGCAGCGGCAGCCGGGCGAAGCGGCTGCTCGGCTTGAGGCCGACCTCTTGGCGAAGGTCGTCCCAGGTCCGTTGCCAGTCAGTTGACTCCGGGTGGTCGAGCCCGAGCGGGAGGTACTCGACGAGGGGCCGCCGGGAGCGCGCCCGTGCGTTCTTCTGCTGCTCGCGGCGGAGCTTCACGCGAGCGCGCTCCTGGCGGCGGGCGCCCACGGTCAGGCCTCCTTCGCGACGGGTTTTTCCCAGATGCCGAGCTTGGACTTCAGGTCGCGGATCCGCTCTCGCGTCTTGGCAAGGCTCGCCTCCCCAGCCGCAAGATGCTTCTGCTGCTCCGCCAGTTCACGCTCCACCTCGAACAGCATGGCGTCATCAGACCGCTTGCCGATTGCGTCCAGCTTCGCCAGGAGCGCCTGCTGCATCTCTTCCGCCGACATGACCGCCATCGCCCTAGACCTCCTCGTCGGTGTCCGGCGTGTCGATGAAGCGCAGCAGCTTGGTGGCGAGCCGGCGGGCCAGCGCGAACTCCTGGCCGAGGAGCGCGACGTGCTTGGGGTCGCGCATCAGCTGGCGCATCTTGCCGTTGTCGCTGGCGCCGGCCTGGATGGCGTTCCACACGTCGGCCAGCTCCTTGTAGCGGGTCTCCGCCTCGACCACCTTGGCGTGCAGGCGCTCGTTCTCCGCGCGCAGGCCGGCGTTCTCGGCGCGCAGCCCGTTGAGCTGCTGGGTGAGGTTCTGCTTCTGCGTCGGCATCGTTCCGTCGTTCATCGTCTTGCCCCTTTCGCGCACCATGCGCGCTTTGTGCTGCTCGTTGCACTCCATGCAGCGTACCACGTTGCACTCCACCACGACGTGCTTTGCGTCTTTTCCGCAGTCGGCGCAGTGGCTGACGTCGACCACGTCGGGGGCTAGCTTCACGGTGCGGCCCGGCGCCAAGTTCTCCTTCGTCGGCGTGCGCCCGTAGCCCGCCGCCAGCTGGTCGCGCAGCTCCGCGTCCGTCTTGCGCATCGCCGCCTCGACGCCGGGGCTGGGCCCCACGCCAAGCGTCTTGGGTTTGCTCTGCCTGCAGTTGTTACACGTCTCCGTCGTCTCCGCGCTCATCGCCTCCTCCTTGCCCGGCTCTTGTGCTTGGGCGTCGACCGCCGCCGAGCGGTGGCGGTGACGTAGCGGTTGAGCGCCTGATAGAGCGCGTTCTGCGCCCGGCGCCACTCCTCGTCATCGCTGGCCTCGACCTCGGCGAGCCGGGCCTGCGCCTGGCGGACCTGGGCCACCTCGCTGCTGCCCCGCAGCGCCTCGTCGAGCTGCGACAGCTGCGCGGCCAGCGCCTCGCGCCGGCGCACCAGCGCCTCGTACCAGCCCTCGAGCGCGTTGCCGACCATCGCCCGCGGGTCGCGCTCGTAGGAGCGGATGGCCCCGCCCAGGGGCAGGTTCATCAGCTTGCGCGCCTTGTGCGTGGCGCACAGGAGGCTGCCGCCGTGGCGCGGGCGACCGCAGCCCTCGACGGCGCAGAAGGGTCCGTCGTCGCAGGCGCAGTGCATTCAGCCTCCCAGGTCCCTGCCGTGGATGGGGCAGTCGTGGCTCATCACGCCTTCGCGGTCGACCCGGACACGCCCGGTCGCGCTGTAGTCGCAGGAGGGCAGGCGCGGGCAATTGCACTGCTCAGTGACGAGCTCCTGCTGCGGCGCGCGGCAGCGCCGCTCCAGCCGGTGATCGCACGCCCGGCACTCGCCCGGCTTGTGGGAGCAGTCGATGGCTCCGGTGCGCAGGATGTCCATCACTTCCTCCGGGGCTCGGCCCGCTCGAAGGCGCTGAAGCACGCCTCCTGGCTCGAGGACTCCATCACGCGGGCGACGTCGCGGGCCTCGCAGGTGAGGCCGGCGCCGGGCCAGTGCTTGCAGGCGCCGCAGACGCGCGGGCCGAAGGTGTCGGTCCAGTGCGCGGCGGCGGGGTCAGAGGTGCCCTTGCTGGCCTCCATGATCGGGTGCAGGCGGGGGTAC